TGGTACTTTAAACAAGGGAGCATATACTGCCAAGTGGGATGATGGATTAACTATTGAAAATGGATTAACACTTCCTTCTGATGCAAGTGGTGTTATTGGTGGTAGAGCATTTTTACTCGCTACATATAGCAACGGTGTTATTAACACGATTGATTCAGGATCTTATAGCTACTACGCATATGAAGTGTTAGAATCTATTGTTGATGAGACAATTAACGTTACTAAGATTTACGGATATAACAAAGAGTTTAACGGTTCACCAATATACTTACAAAATTATACTGATGATTCTGGCAATCTTTACGTACAATTTACTGAGTTTAATCTTGGTACTCAATCTGTTTTAAGTTCAGAGAATTCGACAGCTGGTAGTGCAATCGCTACGAATGGAACATTATTCATCAAGTCTGAAAAAGGCAACTACAAGCAAACTTTAGAACTTGAATACCCAAGTGGTTGGATTTCTGTACCTAATAAAGTTTTAGTAAAGAGAAATAGATATGGTGAAGTTAGAGTTGGTGATTATCTCGAGGCAGAATTTGATCCAGAGATTTTAAGAGCAGATGAGATGCCTAAGAAACTTACTAGAATTTTAACTAAAAAGTTGTGGACAAATGATCCAGATTATGTTGAACTGGGTACAGATTCTGCAATTAAAGTTAGAGATTTCAACGGTGATAAGCAAACTAATCGATATACTAAAATTGACGATTATGTTACAACTTACAAAGGTATAATTCTTAAAGGATTCAGAATCAGAGAGGCATCTCTACCTGATGGTACTGATACTAGACTAAATGAAATACTCGCTGTTGTTAATAAAGGAACAACTTTATTCAAGGCGTTGACAAATAAAGAAGCATTTGACTTCAGATATTTGATTGACTCATTTGGACTAGGATTAACTGCTGATTCAAAGCAACAACTTGTTGATATTTGTGGTGATCGTTTAGATGCTTTTGGTATAATAAACATGCCGTCAATGAAACAGTTTAAAAATTCTAGTAACCCATCGTTCAAAGACGCAAGTGGTAATGTTGCACTTGAGTTTGTTGCAGCAGGAGCTAATCCAGAATCTAATCCAAGTTTCTTATACTCATTTGGTAAAGGAGTTGGTGTAACAACTGTTGGATACTTCTTACCATATGTTACAATAGATGACCAGGGTAGAAATATAGATGTTCCGCCAGCAGCATACGTTGGATTGACCTTTATGAGAAAGCACAAGAGTACAACTACAAGTGTTGTTCCTTGGACTATCGCAGCGGGTGTTAACAACGGTAGAATTAACGGTATTCTTGATCTTGAGCAAATCTTTACTCCATCTGATTTGGATTACTTAAACCAAGCCCAAATGAATCCGTTAACATTCAAGAGAAATAGAGGATTTGTGATTGAAACAGAAAACACAGCACAAGTACTTGTTAAGTCTGCACTTTCTCTAATACACGTTAGAGAAGTATTGATTGAACTTGAAAGAGAACTTTCTAGAATGTTGTTAGATTTCCAATGGACGTTTAATACACCAGAGATAAGATCTCAAATTAAGTTGGCAGCTGACGTTATTTGTGAAAAGTATGTAGCACAACTTGGATTGTATAACTACTTCAATAAGATCGATGAGGAAAACAACCCACTAGAGTTGATAGATAACCAAATAGGTGTTCTTGATACATATGTAGAACCTATCAAGGGTATGGGAATTATTGTAAACAATATAACCATCTTGAGAACAGGAGCTATATCTGCAGGTGGATTTATAAATTCATAATCTTAAACAGTATTAATATTAAAACCCCAGAAAATTCTGGGGTTTTTATTTTAAACAAGTTTAGGAATATTTTATATATATGTAAAATTGGTATGTTTTATGAATTTAGAAATTTTCAAAATAGAAGACCCATCTGGTAAATTATACAAAGAGTCTTATTTGATAAAAAATCATTTAGAAGAATATAATTACATTGTTAGATATTGTCTAGAAAATAATATTCTAGATCTACCTTTCAAAGAAAAAGTATATTTAGTAGTTAATAATTATAAATCTCCGCCGACTTGTAAGAACCCGAGTTGTAATAACAAAGTCAAGTACAAAAATTCATCGATTGGTTATTTAAACTACTGCTCAAAAAGTTGTACATCTAAAGATCCAGATATACAAAAAATAAAAGAAGAAAAATCTATTTCTAAGTATGGTACTAAAACACCTGCACAGTCACAGCAAATAAAAGATAAAATAATTCAAACAAATCAAAAAAAATATGGTTTTAATTCACCTATGAATTTGAAAACAATTAGTGAGAAATCTAAACAGACTTTGATGCAAAACTGGGGTGTTGAAAACCCAAGCTATTCTGAAGAGATTGTGAACAAAAGAATTCAAAAATTTAGATTAAGTAGTTTTAAAGATTCATTCAGAACAACGTCTCTAAAAAAATATGGTGTTATTCATCCTTGGATGAATAAGGAAATTCATTCAAAAACTATTTCTCACTTTTATGATGATTACAGAGATAGAATCAACAATAAAATTGATTCAAAAGAGTTTTCTTTTTTGGGTTTTGAAAAACTAGTATCAACTAATTTACTTTTTAAATGTCACAAGTGTAATCAAGACTTCAAAATATTAACTTATCAGTTTTATCATAGGGTAAATTCCGGTGTCAGTATTTGTACTAGTTGTTTCCCTATTTCTGAGAGTAGTTCTATTTCACAGATAGAAATTTACGACTTTATTAAAGAAAATTATGATGGAGAAATATTGTTTAATGATAAATCTGCTATTAAACCTTTTGAAGTTGACATTTTCATACCAGATCTCAAAATTGGTTTTGAGTTTAATGGATTGTGGTGGCACTCATCAAAGTTTAAAGATGAGAATTATCATCTTCACAAAATAGAGGAATCTACTAAAAAAGATATCAAACTTTTAACAATCTGGGAGGATGATTGGAATATTAAGAGAGATATCTGCAAGTCCTTCATTCTAAATAAATTAAAAAAATCACAAAAAATCATGGCGAGAAAGTGTGAAATTCGAGAAGTAGAATACAATATTTCAAAATCCTTCTTAAATGATAATCATTTTCAAGGGGATTGTAAGTCATCTATTCGTGTTGGTTTGTTTTTTGAAAACCAATTAGTTTCACTAATGACATTTTCTAAATTGAGATTACCTCTAGGTGGCAAACACAAAGAAGGTGTTTATGAACTTACCAGATTTTGCAACAAAGCTTACATTACAGTTGTAGGAGGTTCTTCTAAGCTACTTAATTACTTTCTAAAAAAATATAATCCAATTTCAATTGAGACTTACTCAGATAACTTGATTTCTGATGGTAATATGTATAGACAATTAGGGTTCAATTATCAACATTCTTCAACACCCGGATACTGGTATGTTATAGATCAAAAGAGAGAAAATCGTTTTAATTGGCGAAAATCAAGACTCAAAAAACTTGGTTGTGATATGTCTAAAACAGAGAAAGAAATTATGGAAGAATGGGGATTTTATAGAATTTACAACGCTGGAAATAAGAAGTGGACACTAAAAACATAAAAAAACCCAGAAATTAATCTGGGTTTATGGTTTAAAGTTACTTCCCAAATTACCCATTCCACTCATAATCTGATTAGGATTGAAATTTGGCATCGATTTTTGTTGAGATTCTTCGTCTTGTTTTCTTTGTTTTTCTTCTTCTTCATTTAGTTCATTTACAATTTTTATGTTTTCTTCTAACATCCAAAAAGGCCATTGATCTAAACAAAATTCGTTAACGTGAAAGTGTTTTTGTAAAAGAAGCTTATTTTTCAATAAAGGCTTCAAAGGCATCATGAACAACGAAAATACCTGACGCTCCGTTGGGAAATTGCATTTCGGCACGGACCTCCTCTCCGTCAATTACTTTAACGAGTTCTTTTATGCCAAATGTCATTTTTCCAACGGCCGCATTTAAAAACTGAAAAGAAATATCATCCATTTCCTCAAACTCTTTTAATTTAGCTTTGATTCCTTCATATGTAATTGAATTACGACCTTCTAGCATAAATGGTATAATTTTTAAGAAAGCTAAGTTAGGAGTTCTGTTTTCATTATTTTCTTTAATGATATAGTCGGTAAATGCTTTTTGAATTCCAATGTTAGGTGGTGTTAATTCAAACTCTTTTCCATTGATTGTTTTAAACATATAGCAATTTTTAGACTTATTATAGAATTTTTCAAGTTTTTCATCAATCTCGTGGAATTTAAAGTTATCTCGAATCAGTTCAATTTGTGATTCGCCAGTACCGTGTTGAACAGTGACTGCTAAAGTATTTCCTTTTTGGAATGTTAGCTCTCTTATTGTGAATACTAGATATAATCTGTCTTGATCCTTAACATCAAGATAACTGCCTACATTCCCATTTGAGTATTTTACTCTCACACAAGATTGAAGCATATCATTCATTTTTTCAACGATATCATAAAAATTGTTATCGTCAACCATTGAGTATGCTTGAATTTCTTTAACCATAGCTGGTCTGATCATTAATGATGTTCCGGCTGGATAAAATTTACCACAAGGTAAATCCTTGATGTCAAAATGAAAAAACTGAAGGTCAGAGACTTTTGTGTTATCAGCACTTTGAATAGTTACTTGCTCTGCCATAGTCTTGGCCGGGTTGAAATCAGTAGATTTTTTTTCTCTTTCTTCAAGATGCTTTTTCAAAAAATCTTCTTCTGACATTTCTTTATTATTTGACATTTGATTTTGATTATTTTTTAGGTATATATACTTATAGTCTCACTCTCTATGTTTGTTTTTTTAAAAAAATTAATTGTTTTATTTCTCATTTAGAAAAAAGTCGTTTTTTTATATGAATATATAACAATGTAATTAGATAGAGGCAATTATAGATAAAATATATAATTCATAATTGCTAAAACGATTAAACAAAAAATAAAAAAATAATTATGCCGCTTCCACATTTTACCCAGTTACAAGTAGCTGGAGCTCCTGGTGGTCCGGGTACTAACCCACAAGAACCAGTATATTTAAACCTGTTTGAGGTTACATTCGTGTTGCCTACAATACTTCAGGCTCAAGGTAGAGACCCAATTTTGTTTCTACAACAAGCTTTATCAATTGACTTGAATACAACAAACAAGACTCTTGGTGTTTCTAACCAAAGATGGAAGTACTCAACTAGAGCTTTCATAAATGCTGGACCTAGTGAAACTCACATCGAAGATTTGGCCGTATCGTTCAATGT